TTTTTTATGTTTTGCTGTCAAAACATGTCTATTATATTGACTTATTCGTGATGTATTATAGTCACAACATTTACAAATAAAAATTTTGGAACTTTCCGGAACGGAACTTTTCAACATAGTTCTTAATTTATCAACATAAAAAGTTCCTAAATACTTTTCCGCAAAAATAATAAAAATTTATCGTAACAAATTGAAAATTATTTTTTTGGTAATGAGACGCTAATTTTCAATTATGGTCACAAATTAATATTTTCCCATAAAATATCCAAGGTTTTCATTTTTGGACATTTATTTTTGTCCAATTTTCAAATCTATAAAAACTTTCCCATCGTTTTTTTTACATTTTTAAATAATAAATGGATTTTCCTACTTAAAGCCGAAGGCTACCGTTGGGAAAGAAATTTGAATCTAATAAGAAGACAAAATTGCGTCGACTAATTTACGGCCTCCTATTGCCGACGGTTCAATACCAAATGAGAAATCGTCTGGTTGAGTAAGAACGCCACTAACTTTTAGCACACTGTGTCCATTTTGAGAAGCATATTCATAAACCATTTGGTTCCAATCATTAATTATAGAATGATACTGCTTATAAGTCATATTTTCTGGGTAATAAATATCTAAAAGGACTATATTTGAATTAGGTAACTTATTTTGAATACTTTTGATTAGTTTCTTGTATGCTGCGAACATAGTTCCTAAAATACTAGTATCTTTTGAATCATTATCCTGTTCAACATAATGAGTTAAGATATCATTACCACCAGCAGAGAGAAAAACTGTTGTATAATTCGAAATTAAATCTTCTGGAATTTTATCAACTTGACTATAAATATCAACTATTTTTGAATCATCGATAGCTAAACATATTGTTTTATCATTTGTTCTCTCTACAAGTAGATTTTCAACACTTTTTCCATCTGAAACATAAGCATCATTTTTAAGTATACTATCTCCTAATAATACAAAGGTTTGTTTGTCTGAATTAAATTGTTCTATATACTTAGAACTCATATAAGTATTCCAATAAGAAACAGCGATTATAAAGCAAATTAAAACAAATATATATAAGTAAAAATTTTCCATATATATTTATTTATAATATTTTTAAGTTAATGTGTATGTTTGTGAATTAGAAAAATTAGGATTTCCAGTATAAGTTTGATTAATAGACGGACTGAAGTTATCATTATAAATATTCACAACTTCAACATTATAAGCTCCTGGAATGGCATTTAATGGAACAATAAATGATATAGCAGATGTATTATAAAATGTTATAGACAAATTTTTAAAAGAGCCAAAATTAACATATGTTGTACCATAACATTGCGGTAAAAAATTTGTTCCATTAATCATAACATTAGAATAATCACCAGCAACACTACTATTTACAGATAGACTATTAATTGTTGGAGCAAAACTAGGATAAACACTTTTATATTTTCTACAGTTATTACGATCTCCTACATTATTTAATAATGAATTACTTATATAATTACCTGATTCATTCGTATTTTGTATATTTGTATTTCCAGCATACGCCATTTATTATATAATAGTATTAAATAATTTTACATTCTTTAATATAATTAGAAAAACTACAGAAAATAGTGATAATAATTTATTATATTCACTTCTATATCATCATGAAACTATCAATACTAAAATTATAGAATAGCATTTAACGAATTACTTGAAATATAGTTATAAAATATATAAGTTATAACTAAATTTTTTATTTTTTTTGGTCGGTGATAGTATTATTTGTCTTAAACATCAGCTAGTGTGGGTTGTCCCAAAGATATAAATACACTATCAAGATTTTCCTTGAGATACTTATTTAAAGGAGCGGCATTACTGAAAAGATTGCTATAATTTCCGTTGTTGCTGAATATATTTAACTTGTGTATAACACATTCAACATTACCTGCAGCTGCGGCAGAATTAGTCCCTATAGCAATACCAAAGATTTCATCAGCGGGATCAAATGTAGACATATCTGATGAATTCTGAGAGTTATAAGATAGGTCCACTTGTGTAAAATTAGAATGACTACCAACCGCATCTCCGCCTGCTATTCTTACTCTGAATAAATAGTAACCTTCTGCAGCTACAGAAGCAACGTATGTATATCTAGTGTGATACCACAAAGCTTCATCTCCGTTACCTGTAGGTTTAGTATATATTGTGATAAAAGGGACTGATGTCGCATTAACTACTCTTACAGGCATATTAATCTCAATAAGACTTCCTAGGTTGGCGCTACCTGATGTATCAGAAGGCGCGGGAAGGTACCAGTTAATTTTTTCTGTAGCTGTGCCGGCACCACCATTTTTAAAATACCACCCATCTAAAAAAGTTTGGTTTCTAATAGTCACAGGCATAGGTATTGGTGGTGACATATCAGCAAAGACTAACGGTGATAAAGGCATAATATTGTGTTTAAATAACAAGTCTGACAACTCCTGGTCAGCGGACTGACGAGCACTTGCTTCATTGTCAATAGAGACTGACAAGGCATCGTCAGCGGTCTGACGAGCACTTGCTTCATTGTCAATAGAGACTAACAAGGCATCGTCAGCGGTCTGACGAGCACTTGCTTCACTTGCAATAGCGTCTGACAAGGCCTGGTCAGCGGTCTGACGAGCACTTGCTTCACTTGCAATAGCGTCTGACAACTCCTGGTCAGCGGTCTGACGAGCACTTGCTTCACTTGCAATAGAGTCTGACAAGGCCTGGTCAGCGGACTGACGATCACTTACTTCACTTGCAATAGAGTCTGACAAGGCCTGGTCAGCGGACTGACGATCACTTACTTCAGCGGTAATAGCTGCAAGTAAGTCGGCAGCACCATTGTTTGAAACGTCTATAACAAATTGTTTCATTTCTTGGAGTGTATCCAAAGCAGCTTCATCACCAGCTATCAGGTTAACTGCATCCTTAACGGCATTAAGTTGTCCCAAAGTAACAGCCTCCATCAGATTATCGGAAGCATCGCGACCTAATATAAGGGGTTTAGATTCCTCAACTTGAACCCTATCGGCAGTCATGGTAAGTGCGCCAGCAACTATTGTTTGGAATTTAGAAGCCATTTTATAATATATATAATTATAATTATTTTTACAAAAAAAATAATTATAGAGTGGACCTAACATCTAAAATACCAGTGTCCATCATTTTCCAAATTTTCAGTATAAATAAAATTATACATAAAGTTCTTCTGTAAAAATATTTCAGTTGACCCAGTAACTGCTAACATAAAATTATACATATTCTTATTAGAACGAATTGTTAAATCATTTTTACTCATATTACTAATATTAATACTCATACCAATGATAGGTTCTGATGGTAGGGTAACTATATTACTATTACCACAAATAATTATATTTGTAATTGTATTTTCTAAAGTATAATCATTTTCATTATTTATTTGAGTAAAATTATGTACTGTATTTTGGACATTTATATTTTTTAAATCTACATCTGGACCACTAAATTTACCGGTGAATACAGGGTTATTAACCGGTAATTTAGTATCCAATTCATTTTGAGTTGCGTTTGAAATTGGTTTATTTACATCACTCGTATTGTCAATATTTTCTAATCCAATCATCGATTTAGTAATTCCGAAAACTTCTCCAACAAAGGTAGCTCCTGTAATCGTATTAGTACCTGTAATCGTATTAGTACCTGTAATCGTATTAGTACCTGTAATCGTATTAGTACCTGTAATCGTATTAGTACCTTCAATTTTAGCATCATTTATAGGTCTACTAATATTTAGTTTAAAATTGTCAGAATAAAGTCTAACACTCATTTATAATATAGTAACATTTTCTAATCTTTTCTTAAATTATTTTAAATGATTTGTTTTCACAATCTTGTTAGTATGAGTTGTTATTATAATAGGTTTTGAATCTTTTATTTTTAATATACTATTTGCTAATTATAAAGATGTCTGGATTTAAAATGTAAAAATGTGTAATAAAATAAAATTTATTTTAAATAGGTCCAAAATCATCTGGTTTCTCTATAATTAGACCTTTAATCTTTTGATTTGCTAGATAGTAAAAGAAATAACCAGTAAAGCAACCTATTATAGCACCAACGCATACTTGTAACACACTATGATGGTTGTATGTAACACGTTGAATCATTGTTAATAACGATATAGCAATATACGTATAAGTAATATTATTATTTCTTAGAGATAAATAAATAAAGACTGTAGAAAATAATGACGACTGAGAATGACCAGAAGGCATTCCCAAAATATCATAAGGCAATCCATTTTTAAATATAAATCTCTTGCCGTGTTTTAATGCCAATTCAAATAATTTTTGGTCTATACTAGGTCTAGGTTGTAAAAATAATCCCTTTAAAATTAAATTAAATATATTATCAATAAATACACCAACCGTATAATAAAAAAATAAATTATTTTTATTCCATAAAAGATAGATTGAGTAAAAAATTAATACAACTGGTCCATAAGAAGCAGATTTATTAAACAATTCTGAAAGCATTTCCATAAAATATATAGATATTTTAATATAAATATTTTAATACTGATACAAACATTCGCAAACAAGTGTAACACACCAGTCATTTCCATTTAAATTTAAAATATTTCCCTTATCATCCAATAATTTAACCGCCATTCTCTCTATATTAACTGGTCCAAAGTAAGTTCTAGAACTATCTTGGAGAGAACCACTAAATTCTACCAATAAAGAACCAGTAGGAAGACCAACAGATGTTTTAACAGGTATAATAGCTAAAATGTCAGAAGATGTCGGCGCTTTTGCCAAATAATTTGTAAGATTATTATTATTACTATTTATAGAGTTAATAGTATAAAGTTGCGCAGTGGTTAATCTTCTAGGTGCACTTGGTAAGACAATTTGTGTTGATGTATAGTCTTGTTGGTATTTTCCAGCAATTAATAGACCATTTTCAGCATTAACAGTTTGGTCATTTAAAACAGATTGTAATACTACTTCATCGACAAGTTCTTGAAGATTATTACCTTGTTGAGCAGGTGTTATACATGTATAAGGTATATCATTTGAATAATACGCCGGCATTTTTAAAGTATTTGAATATTGAGCAATGGAAACAAGACTATTATTTACATGGTTTTGATTATAATCATCAATTACAAGTATTAAATACTTCGTGCCATTAAGGTCTAAAATAGATGATGCTGAATTACCAGTTGAGACAACATTTACGTAGGGTAATTTATAACCCATAATCCATCCCAATGTATTATTAAAGTAATGATTAGTATTGCTTTTACATTTAATATCACATTGTAGTTTACCTGTAAAATCATAAAACACGATAGACATAGTATCATTTATAGGATATTTTATAGAACTGTTATCAGGATCGTTATAAGAACCATCATATAAAAATAGAGTGATTTTACCATTATTATGATTATAATATACAGGATAATTTGCGGATAGGTCATAAGCAGGTACAGCTGGTGTAATAATTCCAACATTTTGAAATGATTTATTTAATTGCGCTACAAATGATGTTTGAGTATAATTTCCAGATGGAACAGAAATAGGAGTAACTATATTTGTATTAGCATCAACAAGCCAAAAACATGTATTACCGTAAGCAGTATCTATTACGTACCAACTAAATGGTATTTGATAAGAATATAATTTTAAATTTAGAGCATTTTTTAATGTATCAGATAGGTCTAATGTGTAATCGGTAGATGTAGAATCGAAACCACTAGTATATTGTCTAAATTGACTATCAAGATTAACAAAACGAGTATTAATATTTTTTAAATTTGGATTTAATGAATCTTGTTTAACAGGTAGATTGTAATTATCAGTTGTAGCAATTTGTTCTTGTTTCATTTGAGCATGTTGATTACCAAATACATCAATTTTTTGTTGTCTTTGTGTAATTTTATCAACCTGATTTTCATCACTTTGTGTAAGATTTTGATTTGTATACCAATCATTAATCATTTCCTCCCCTTCTGGATAAATAGCATCATCTGTCATACTTTCGAAACCCTCTACAACAATTTTTCCAGTAGTATCTTCATTATAGTGTTGTTCTAATCCACTTACATATTGTAAAAGTTGTGATTGAATTTCTTTAAAAAAAACAGCGAAATCAGGATTTTTATATTTAAATTTTTCAATTAATTTATTTGTTTTGGATAAAATAGTATCTCTATTAATATCTTCATCATTATTAATTTCAACGATTGATAATAATTCAGTGAGTGTATAATTTGAAACATTTGTATCAAGGCTTGTCATAACATTATTATAGATATTGTTTTTAATTAAATAAAAAATAAATATATATAGGTGCCTTTTTTTCAGTGCTCTTTTTTAAGCGAATGAAATTTCTATTTTTTCACCAATCGTCATTGTTTCATTATCTCGTCTTAAACTTTCTCTAAAATGATAAATAAATAACTCTTTAATTTCCTTTTTTACATTTATACCTTCACATACATCATATTTTAAAACTTTTTCTGGAATTGTTGTTAGTCCAGAACCTCTTTTGGAATGAGTTTTACCTTTAAACAAAACCTCTTCTAAGGCATAAAGTAACGGAGAATTATAATCATCAATTATATCTCGTTGTATATAATATTCACCAATATATGTATATCTATTTGTATTTCCGTCTGAATGAACTTTGTAATATTTTTTCGTTTCAGGTTTATTTTTTATTAAACCAATACCTTCAATTTTGTTAATTGAATTATTCATTTCAATAACAAATACCGGAGAATTATAATGGATTTTTGGCGACAATTCAGAAGGACAACAATATATACATTTAAAATTATGTTTTGCCCTATATTCATAGTTCTTTAATAATGTTTCTTTATTAAATCGAGTTGTTACAATTGTATACATTTTAGTTTACATTTAAATAAATTATATTTTCATTTTCATTTTTAAATAAAAATATATAATAAAAAATTTTATATACATTTTACTAGTATATTTTACTAGTATATTTTATACAATAATTTCTTGAGAAAGTCTATCACTCATAATTTTATATCTCTCGTTTTCCAAACTCTGTAATAGTAAAGACCAAGGGGTACACGACTGAAGAGCATCCATTCCTTGATCACAGAACAAGTTAAGAAGAGATGGACTAAAACCTGACATCATGGATGCGTTTGGTTGATTAGCAAGACTTGGAAACCCTGAAGTGCTTGTTAGATTCCAGAATAGAATATGAGGAGGCTTGTATGCTCTTCCATGAACTCTAATACCAGCTTCTTTATACTTAGCCTTCATGGTTTCGTATAAGGCTTGCTTGTCGCAAGAATCTCCTTGATCCATCTGCATATCAGACAAAATTACAAGAACCATATCTTGAACGTCTTCAGGAGCCATTTTGTTTTGAATAATTGCGTCAAGAATAAGGTCAAGCGCCGCATGGAAATTGGTATTCATTCCCCAAGGAGCATCTTTAACGACTTTCACTTGAGAAATGAAATCAGGATATGGCTCCAAATTAACCCAAGTAGGAGTAGAACTAAAGGTCATAACACGCTTACCAAGTGCTGACTTCTCAGCAATTCTAATTCCAAGAGCAATAGCAGTATTCATTGGGTCGCCGTCCATTGAACCAGAAACATCAACCATTGCTATCATATTACCAAGAGCACCATTTTGACTAGAATTATCACGCCATTGTGAATTAAGAAGGTCCTTCTCATCTTGAGAAACAATTCCGCAAAGAATATCTAGTGCTTGCTCGGTAAAGTTGTTCATACCAACACGCTTACCTTTCATCTCAATCTCACCCTTCACAGCCCTTTGAATATGAGATTTAAAATTTTCGGCACATTGTACTCTGTCACTATTGTCAGGACAACGAATTTCTCCATTCTTTTTAACATTCAAAAACGCTTTCTTTTGTTTTGACAGCGTAATAGAGGTGGTCTTACTAAAGTCGATATTAGCCCATTTTTCATCACATTGTTTAATTTGGACTGTATCAATTTGTCTATTAAGAGCAGACAAAATCTTACGATACTCAGTCTTACATTTTAAAATAGCACGCACTCTTTTATCGTCATTATTGGCAGTGGATAAGAAATGACTAAAATAATTAGTAGCAAGACTCTCAAATAGCCATCCAAATGAAGATTTTTCTCTAGGGATCCACTTGGCGGCTAGTGAGATATCATTACAGTTTGAAACAAAATTTGCGTAATCCTTTCTAATCTGTTCATTAGTAAGTTGAATAGCATAATCTATTAGGTTTTGTGAATTACTAGTCGACATTCTATTCTTAGAGAATTTACAGAAATATTTAATATCTTTCCAAGAGCCATATTGATGAACACTCTTATCTCCCAGATCAACCAAACATTTCAAAGCAAACTCAGCAAGTTTAGGGTAGAAACGGTTCCATACATAAATCATCATATAGGTTAAAGTATATTCTCCCTTACCATCTACAATATCACGCGTATGACCAATCATTTTATACAAAGTAGACAAATATCCTCTTGCGACTTCTTTTTCAGGCAATGAAGCATGTTTAACCTGATGACTAAGAGTTTTTAGCATAGAAACTAATCTATTCTCTAACGGTATAAAATTATCACATCTTGTAAGCTGAAAACTAAACTGAACAATTTGTTCTTGGATTGAATTAGACCAACCATATTCAACATGTCCATTCTCACCAATTTGAGAGGGAGTATAATTATCGAGTGCGTGTAAGAGTGCTGCCATTTTTAGTATGTATATTATTATAAGTATTATTCTTTATATTGTTTTTTTATTGTTTTTTTATTAGTATTTGAACGCAAGTATATTTTTTTTGTGACGTTATTTGGGTCAACTTTTTTAAGTTCATTCGTTTTTTCATAAAAAATAAAAATTAAATCATTAAGATCATGAAACATGCTAATTGATTTTTCAAATGATATAGCATCAATATTCTTAACAATATTTAAATAATTTCTCTCTTCACTTGAATATAATAAAAAATTTTTAATGTCATCAGCATCCAATGTTATATTGTATTTTAAAATAGATAACAATGAATATCTTTTATTATTATCGATAGCAGAATTCTTAAGTATTTGAATTATTTCTTCTCTTGAAATATAATTAGGATTTGACATTAAAAAAGATTCTTGATTTATTTTTTCTATTTCATTTTCCCTATTTACATAAACAAACTTCAGATTTACATAATATAAATCATCTTTATAAAAATCTTGATATAATTTATCAGTTTTTTCAAAGTTATTTATCCATTCATCGTTTAATTTATTATCCATAATATATTATAGAATACACATATAATACATTATAATATTTAACTTATTTATTTTTATTTAATAACATTCCCAATATTTATCATTCTCATTAATATATTCTTCTTTATCTTTATATTCTTCATCCTCTGCTAGTCGTGCTTCATATTCTTCGTCTAATATGTCAAAATATCTTTCTTCTTCTTCCCAATTCAGTGTTTTAAAAGTTTTTTCCCAAGTATCATAACCATACAAATCTATAAAGTCTTCTTTCCTTCTTTCGTGTAAATTACATAAAGCACATAATACATTATATGCCATTTCATTCTCGGATTTTTCGGATTTTCTAGGAAGCACAAACTCACTATATTCAAATTTGTTTCTACCTGTTAATAGATCACGCGATATAACAACCCATCCAGATTTAGGTTTTTCTTTAATTACAAGATTGGACTCAGTTTCTATTTTATCATTCTCGATTGATTTTTTTAATTTTTCTAAAAAATTATTATTGTTTGTTTCATTTTTACCATCTTTTTTACCTAAAGTAGGAAAATTATCAATAGATAATGCATTGGCTATTCTTTCTTGTTTTATTTTTTCTTCCTCTTCCTTTCTTAATTTTTCTTTCAAAGCTCTACTTTCAATAACTTCATTACTTTCTCTATTTGTTAATGGATTTCGTTGATATCTATTATTATAATTCATTTTAGGCATGGGGTCAAATGTTTTTCTAAATGAATTATTATCGTTCTTAAATAAATTTGCTTCAATTTTAATCCTATCTTCATTTATATTATCTTTCTTCTTGTTATTTTTTTTAATCTCCTTAATTGTAGAAGTTTCTTCAACTAATGCTCCAAAACGCGAATTTTGCTTAAAATTACTCATGATAATGAATTATACTTATGTATATATATTATTGTTATATAGTATAATATAATATAGTTTTTAAATACATTTAAAATATATTTAAAATATATTTTAATAAGTAAATCTTAATAAGTAATTTAAAGATAACACATTATAATAAATTATCTCCTTACAGCAAAATCTATTTATTAGCATTTGTATTGACTATTTAAAAACTTGTTATATATATTTACAGGAGATAGCAAATTGTATTATAAGAACATAATACTAATCAATTTCTTAAGAAGATATGAGTAAATAAATTATTTTCTATATTTTCTATATCATCTGCGAATGAACTTTTTGTTTGTAATCCATACAGTATTGACAATTTGCTAGGCGAACATAGTTTGACTAACGCCCTTTTCACATATAAAAAAATAATTTATAAAGTTAAATTGTAAAAGTTATATTCTAAATATCATCTACATCAATAATATCACCATCATCAGTATCGATTATAGAAGCTTCTCCTGCTTTTGAAGCCTTAATATGTGCCTCAATTAATGATTGGTATTCTAGTGTCTTTTCATCTCCAAACGAGAACCCAACATCATTATCTTCTTCTCCAAAAATCCGGGCATCATTGCTAATAAACCGACCCCAATTAACAGTTGTAATATTATTTTTCAATTTTGTTTTATCAGTGTCATTATAAACTTCAATAACATCACAATTCAACAGCTTTCCATCATATTCCTTTTCCCATTCGCGCTTTCCAACAAGCATCCATGTTCCATTTTCAATAAAATTATCGCGTTTACCTCTACCACTAAATTTTCCTCTAATATGACAAATCATTTCAATGCCATCTAATGTAGTAACTTGACATAATTTGCCTCCATATAACTTTGTCACTTGTGCGTATACTTCGGCTGGTTCACTGGATATTCTCAATTCATTATTCGTTTTAGCAAAGCTCTTACGAGCAAAACCCTTAGCTTTATTCCCTCCAAAGTTCTTGACCATTTTGCGTATTATATAATATATTGTTTCTGATTCTCTTTAAATTGATTTCAATTTTATTTTTAAAATCAATTTAAAGCGAAAAAAGCAAACAACATTCGATTAAAGAAAAGCTATTTCTGATTTAAAAAATTCAGGTTCTAAAAAATTCAGGATCTATAAGATATATTTGCCCTTTAAATTCATTCTTATAGAGAGTAATTATCTTATAAGTATAAAACATTAAATCGTGCGTTATATAATTATTTTTATTTGTTTACTCGCATTTTTATCTTTTAGTAATATATAATGCAAGGAGGTAGAAAACTAAGTCAATGGAATATTTTTGTAAAAAAAATATATCAAGAAGGTCATGCTAAAAACAAAGATTATAGCTTTAAACAAGCTTTAACTGATGCCAGTAAACGCAAAGGAGAAATGGGTTCTAAAAAAAATACTTCTATGGGAAGTAAAAAGACTAAAAAGAACAGAAAATCAAAGAGAAGACGTTCTATTTCTTTAGCTGGTGGTAAAAGTCGCAAACGTCATTAATATAATTTTATAATAATATTATTTATCCAAAATATCAAATAATGTTGGCATCATATTACATGATAAATTATTAATATAAGACCAATCATTTTCATTATTAAATAACTTATCAAAAAAATTCGATAGATTTTCTAAACTGCTTCTCATTAGAGGATTTGGATGAATATTTTTAGAAAGTTCTAATATAATTTTATTTATAAAAGTTTGTTTTAGAGAGAAAACACGCGAAATATTGTGAAAAATATGTAAATATAAAACACTTAAACCAAAAATATCCCATTTATGATTATTTTCTAATATATCTTCAATAATTTCATTTTTTGGTTCATTTATGTATTTTTTTAAGATTGAAATACACGAGTTTTTATAAGATTCTTTATATGTTTCTGAGAAAAAGTCTAATATACTCAAATTTTTAACAAAATTTTCACAAATTTCTTCAATTAACGAGTACGAAATGGTTTGAAAATCATTTTTAATTAAATAAAATAATACATGAACTTCTAATGGTTTATATGTATAATCATCGTTTTTATTAATAATATTGGTTATATATGATTGGTTTAAATGAGATATCTGTAAACTTAGCTGAAAATTCTTTAATATGGGTTTCTCTCCACAGTCTAAATTAAAAACTATATTTTGAGGTGATAAATTAAAAAAACATATATTATTTTTGTTTAATTTAATCAAACTCTTCAAAATATAAGAAAATGATTCAATAACATGAAAAATAAATAGTTTTGGATTTGTCAAATTGAATAAAAAATCGGTAAAAAACACATAATTTTCATTTTTATACTTAAAAATCAAATATCTTTGATTGTCTGTTAAATTAAGTTTATCTATATATTTTTCACTTAATTGACTAATATTAATATAATCATAATCATCTACAACCGCATAATTATTAGAATAATAGTTCAATTTCTTAATTATATCACTAATATTTGCTTCATTTATAGAATAAAAGGAATAATTTGTAATTTTTGTTTTGTATTGTTTGTTATTGTCTTTATTTTCAATATGGTTATCATCTAAAAAAAAATGTTTATTTATATTTGATATTTCAATATTTGTATTCATTTATGTATTATTCGATTATTCCTTTATTATTTTTACTTACTTATAATTAAGAAATATCTATTTTTATATGTTTTTTTGATTTTTTGTTTGATTTCATTTGAATCTGTGAAACCGTGCTTACATAAAATTGATATTTCTTCCTTAAGTATATCCAAGTTATTTGTACAAAACTCATCAAAACCATAAGAAGGCTTATAATCTGGGTCATTAATTTTAGATTTAATATGATAATCCATACATTCTAACATGTCCTTCCTAATACCAAGATATTTGCGTCTTTCTAATGGTGCCTTTTTTACAGTGCTTTTTTTTCTAAAATAGTATCTCGCACTTTTGAACATTTTATCAATAATATCACCATCATAACCCAAGTTTGTTAATCTTCTTACTTCAATATTTACCATATCATCATTATCTTCCATCCAAATTTCCCAAGCCTCTTTAAAATCCTTTCTATGATCATATTGATGAACCTTTGAAAACTTAAATAATTCTGATGTAAAATCATCTGTAAACGTATACCTATAAATATTCTTATTGATATCGTTGTTTACATTATTCATGATATTTGTGTCTAAATTATCAATTGACATTTTACTTTTTAAACCTTTAAGCAATACAATTATGTTTATTTGAATTTTAATTAAATAAGTATTTTTATTTCAATTTTATTTTAAAAAAAATGAAATAAAAAAGTCTCCATTAATTAACATTATAATAACAATGGATCCTTCTTTTAATGATTTTAATAATGATGATAATATCAGAGCTCCTGACAAGAGTAAAAAAGAGCAATTACTACAGGATAATAGAAGTGAATATGAAAAGCAAATGGATGAAGCATTATATTTAAGTATTGAAGAATTAAAAAAACAACAGGAAATTAATGAAGAATATGAAAATAATATTATTAATGAACATAATAAATTAATTAACGAGAGAAAAGACATGTTTCGAGTATTTCTATTTGATTTAAATAAACTAGTTAGATTTGATAAAGATATTAAAGAAATTTATGAAATTATTGAACCAATTATTGATTCTTATTGTAGACAATATATAAACCAATGTGAACTAGATTCTTTAACTTATGATAGAATATTCAAAGTTATAGGTAATATCAGAACAAATAAAAATGCTATCGAAATATTGAAAAAAATATTAATTAAAAGCGAATAATGTAAATAAATTTTATATAAAACTTGATAATAATTTATCCAAGTCTAATTATTTTTACATTATTATTATTTTGTGGTTCTTCATCTATTTTTTCTTCACATAATTCGGGTTGAACTTCTACATATTGAAAATTTTGAAAAGGATTCTCTATAGGTGTAGCTACTGCTAACGAAACAGGTTCAGCAATAACAAGAGGAACAAAAACTTCTTGATGAGTTTCCCTTGTTTCATGATATAATCGTATCGATTCATAATATTCCTTTACTTTTTTATTAATTCGAATCCTTTTTGCGTCAAATGATGTAAGATACAACCCTTCTAAGCTCTTAACTCTTGAAAGTGCTACATAAGTTTGACCACATTCAAATATTCCACTTCCAACATCAATTTCCGCAGCATCTAATGTCGCGCCTTGTGACTTATGTATTGTCAATGCCCACGATAAAATCAACGGAATTTGTGAAACACCTATGCCAGGAATTTTATCACTTTCCCAAGTATGCCGTGTCATTATCATTTCAATCCCATTATTATATTTAATTTTAGGACAACCAGTAAAAGTACAAAATTCGGTAATAATTCCTTGACTTCCATTACAAATAAGTACATCTCCGCTGTCAGTTTTCATATTTATAATACACATAACCTGAGCACCTAATTTCAATTTTATCTCTTTATCGCACATTAAATTTCCGGCAAGAAAGTCCAGTTCAACTTGAATATCTTTATCTGTAAAATCAAGACGTCTTATCCTGTCAGTTTTAGTCATTTCTAAATCTTTTATATATTTAATTTTAAATTCCTTTTCGTCGGCATGTAGTGCCGACATTTTTGAAACATTGATTTGTTCTACCTTGTTCTTTGTAGGGAACAATTTTGTAGGCTCTGCTACCAATTTTGGGTCAAATTCTCTTCCTACATATTCAAGGAGCATATCGTTCGACTTTCGCTTAATTTTTCCCTCTCTTATTTGATTCAAAATTGTCGAATAGGTTTCGTCCGTTTGTCTGAAAATTTTTACCAACTCTATTTGACAATCTCGATGAAATACTGAATTCCAATCATCACTTTCAAAGCAAAATTGCTGCGTTTCTGGCTCATCTCTATTTCCAACTGGCGGCAATTGATAAAAGTCTCCAGAAAATATTAACTGAATACCTCCAAATGGTCTTGAGTTACCTCTGACTGCTTTTCCAATATCATTTAACATATTAAATAATTTTAGAGAAAGCATACTTACTTCATCAATCACTAAAATCTCTGTTGCTTTCCATATTGCCTTTAAAAACTTATTCTTTTTAATCTTATTTATCATCTGCTCATTTGTACCATTTCCTAATCCAATTCCTGCCCATGAATGAAGCGTTTTTGCCTTACAGTTTAGCAAAATCGCAGCGCAACCAGTCATCGCAGTAACATGAATATCTTTAAATTGCTTTAAAGAATGTTGATATATCATTCTAATTAACGCAGATTTTCCAGCACCACCTGGACCAGTAATAAATATGTTATGACCTTGAACATATTTATTATATGCTAATTGCTGTTCTTTTGATAGTTCCATTATATTTAATCATTCTATTATTTTTAATATGATTTTTATATCAATTTTATAAATTATTAATTTTAAATTATAATATTTTTTTAATATATTAATATGACATTTACACCTCAAGTTTTAACACAAACTGATAATAACAATAGCATTAGCAATTCTACCGATAGAACATATAATGGTATATCAACAATAACAGCTGGATACAACACATTGATTTTAACTGTTAATAGCACAACTGATTCTTTGGCAGGAGGTATTCAAATACAATTTTCCGACGATAATTCAAATTGGTTAACACCATATACAGATACATATTTTTCAACTAATATTTTCACCAAAAATTATTTAATAATTAAAAAATATTACAGAATTATTTATAATAACTCATCTCCACCTGGAACATTTACTATAACTGCTCGTTTAAGCACTAATTTAGATAGCTCGATAACACAAAATACATCAATATCTGTTTTTGATAATAATGTTGAAAATACTTTAGATGCATTTGCCAGATTAAGAGTTTCTAATCCTATTACCATTTTAGATATTCGTTTTCCTGGACAAAACACAGGCAGTGCTTCATTTTTAAAAAATAATTTACAAATATCTGACGCCTCAAATGGTTCATATACTGGAACTTATGGAGACTCTAAATTAACAATCAACGCAAATGGAGCTGGATACTATATAAGTCAAAGTAGAAATTATTGTGTATATCAACCAGGTAAATCATTATTGTTTATGGCAAGCGGAGTATTAGACCCATCAAATAATGAATTCACTACAAGAATTGGGTATTTTGATAACGAAATTCCTTTAGAAAATCTTTTAATTGTTAAAAATGGTTTATATTATGAATTTAGTGAAGGAAAATGTTCGGTTAATGTTAAAAATAATTCAGGAACAAATAATACATTAACACAAATATTTCAATCAGATTGGAATATTGATAAATTAAACGGAACAGGACTTTCTGGATTAACTTTAGATTTTTCCAAAACACAATTATTTGTAATTGATATGGAATGGTTAGGTGTTGGAAGAGTTCGATTTGGATTTTATGCTTATGGTAAAATTCAATATTGTCATCAAATTACAAATATTAATATTCTAAATCAACCTTATACAAATTCTATTAACTTACCAATTTGTTATTCTATACATAATAGCACTGGAGGAGGCGGAACATCTGATAATTTTAAACAAATCTGCTCAACTGTTATCAGCGAAGGTGGATATGCTCCATTAGGAAGACCATTCTCAATATCAAATAACGCGACTGGTGTCCCAATAGCAAATAATGAAGCACCTATATTATTTTTAAGAGGAAATACAGATAATCGTATTTATAATCATCAGAATATAATTCCAAAAAGCTTATCAATGATATCTTCATCTATAAATGATTTAATTTTATATAAATTAGAATATTTTCTAGCTGGAACATATACAGGTTCAACACCTGATTGGCAAAATGTAAATACTAATTATAGTGTTGCTCAATATGCGACTAATATTGGTGGATATAATAATACGAACGCTATTACATTAGATGAAGGTTATTTTTATGGAAAAGGAACTAATACATTTTCATCTTTAGGTGATGTTTTTACAAGCAAAGTATTACAAATTACTTCAGATATTACAAATAATTCAGATATTATTGTTTTAACTGCCACTCTTATAACAAATGGTCAAAATGTAAGCGTTTATGGAACACTTTCATGGCAAGAGTTATATTAAATAATTAACCATTTATTTCTTGTATCTGACATTATTTGAACTGAAGAATAATCTACTGTTATTGTTGCTGAAGTTTCTCCCCCTATAGTATCTGTATCTGTTGGAACTATTATTAAATTATTATTTGAAAGTTGTCCTGCGCTATCAACAATATTATGTATTCGTTTTTGACTATTATCTAAATTAGATATTAATGGTAAATTTATAGTAAGAACACCATTTGTTGTGTCAACTTGATAAACATTGTAATAATCTGGGTGTGTTATTAATGCTGGAATATTAAATGTTGTTCCACCTGTCATTGATGTAAGTTGTGTAATTGTGTAATTTGTATAAAAATTTGGTTGTACTGGTCCTGTTGATCCTGTTTGTCCAGTATAACCTGTGGCACCTTGAGCACCTGTTGATCCAGTTTCTCCAGTGTAACCAGTGCTTCCTATTTCTCCAGTATATCCGGTTGAACCGGTTACTCCAGTGTAACCAGTTGAACCAGTTTCTCCAGTGTAACCAGTGCTTCCTATTTCTCCAGTGTAACCTGTGCTACCTGTTTCTCCAGTATAACCAGTTGATCCGGTTTCTCCAGTGTAACCAGTGCTTCCTGTTTCTCCAGTGTAACCAGTTGAACCAGTTACTCCAGTGTAACCAGTGCTACCTGTTTCTCCAGTGTAACCTGTTGATCCTGTTTCTCCAGTGTAACCAGTGCTACCTGTTTCTCCAGTGTAACCTGTTGATCCTGTTTCTCCAGTGTAACCTGTTGATCCAGTTTCTCCAGTGTAACCAGTTGATCCGGTTTCTCCAGTATATCCAGTGCTTCCCGTTTCTCCAGTGTAACCTGTTGATCCAGTTTCTCCAGTGTAACCAGTGCTACCAGTTTCTCCAGTGTATCCAGTGCTTCCTGTTTGTCCAGTATATCCAGTGCTTCCTGTTTCTCCGGTATAACCTGTTGAACCTGTTTCTCCAGTGTATCCAGTGCTTCCTGTTTGTCCAGTATATCCAGTGCTTCCTGTTTCTCCAGTATATCCAGTTGATCCGGTTTCTCCAGTGTAACCTGTTGATCCAGTTTCTCCAGTGTAACCAGTTGATCCGGTTTCTCCAGTATATCCAGTGTAACCAGTGCTTCCTGTTTCTCCAGTGTAACCAGTGCTTCCTGTTTGTCCAGTATATCCAGTGCTTCCTGTTTCTCCAGTGTATCCAGTGCTTCCTGTTTGACCAGTGTATCCTGTTGAACCTGTTTGACCAGTGTATCCAGTGCTTCCTGTTTGTCCAGTATATCCAGTGCTTCCTGTTTCTCCAGTGTAACCAGTGCTTCCTGTTTGTCCAGTATATCCAGTGCTTCCTGTTTGTCCAGTGTATCCAGTGCTTCCTGTTTGTCCAGTATATCCAGTGCTTCCAGTTTGACCAGTGTATCCTGTTGATCCTGTTTGACCAGTGTAACCTGTTGATCCTGTTTGTCCAGTATAACCTGTTGATCCGGTTTCTCCAGTATAACCTGTTGATCCAGTTTCTCCAGTATAACCTGTTGATCCTGTTTGTCCAGTGTAACCTGTTGATCCTGTTTGTCCAGTATATCCAGTGCTTCCTGTTTCTCCAGTGTATCCTGTTGAACCTGTTTGACCAGTGTAACCTGTTGATCCGGTTTCTCCAGTATAACCTGTTGATCCAGTTTCTCCAGTATAACCTGTTGATCCAGTTTCTCCAGTGTATCCAGTGCTTCCTGTTTGTCCAGTATATCCAGTGCTTCCTGTTTCTCCGGTATAACCTGTTG